CGCGCCGACGATCTGGCGGCGGTCGTCGCCTTCTTCGAGGCGCGGAACGGCCGTCTCCACGGCTTCCGCTTCAAGGACTGGGCCGACTTCAAGTCCTGCCTGCCATCGCAGGCGCCGGGGCCGAGCGATCAGCCCATCGGCACCGGCAACGGGGCGGCCACGCAGTTCCAGCTGGCCAAGCGCTACACCTCGGGCAGCCAGACATGGGTGCGGACCATCGCCAAGCCGGTCGCGGGAACCGTGACCATCGCGCTGAACGGTACGCCCCAGGGCTCCGGCTGGTCGGTTTCCACGACGACCGGCCTCGTCACCTTCACCACGGCCCCCGGCGCGGGCGTCGCGATCACCGCGGGCTTCGAATTCGACGTCCCCGTCCGCTTCGACACCGACGCCCTCGACGTCACCCTCGACCTTGAGCGGCTGGGGTCGATCACATCCATACCGCTACTGGAGATCCGCGCATGAACGAAGAAACCGGCTTCATCGCTGCGACATTGCGCGATCTGGCGGCCTCCACGGCGGTGATCCTCGCCGCCTGGGGGGCGCTGGGCGGCGCGACGAACGCACTGACCACGAAGATGCGGCTGCGCGATGCGCTGCGGCACATTCTGCTCGGCGGGCTGATCGCGGCCGGAATGGGAAGCCTCTCCATGGCCGTCATCACGGCCTGGCTGGGCCTTCCGCCCGAGGCGATCCCCGCGGGCGGGGCGGCGGGCTCGGCCGCCTATCTCGTGGGCGTCTTCGGTCCTGCCTTCATCGAACTCGTCCTCGCCCGGCTGCGCGCTGCAAAGGGAGGGCCGGAGGATGAATGACCTTCTCCGCCGCGCGCGCGCCCTTCGCTGCGATCCCGCGGACGCCCGGCAGGCCTTCGCTCACCGCATCCGCATCGGCCTCGCCATCGCCGCGCTGATCCTCGTCCTCTCGCTCCTCAGGTAATCCCATGCACACGACAGACCGGGGCCTCCTGGCCCTCGTCCGGCACGAAGGCATCGTGCCCGGACCCTATCTCGACGTTCGAGGCGTCTGGACCTTCGGCATCGGCCACACGGTCGCGGCCGGGCCGCCGGACCCCGCGACCCTGCCGCGCGGCATGCCCCCCGATCTGGATGCCGGGATCTGCGAAGCCTTCAAGCTCTTCCGCACGGACCTTGCCGCCTACGAGGCCGAGGTGCGTCGCGCGGTGAAGGTGCCGCTCGCGCCGCACGAGTTCGATGCGCTGGTCTCGTTCCACTACAACACCGGCGCCATTGCCCGGGCGACGCTGACCAAGGCGCTCAACGCCGGAAATCGCGTTGCAGCCGCCGACGCGTTTCTGAACTGGCGGCGCCCGGCCTCGATCATCCCGCGCCGCGAGGCCGAGCGCGACCTCTTTCGCCATGGCCGCTATCCCGGCGGCACGATCCCGGTCTGGTCGGTCGACCGCAATGGCAGGGTGGATTTCTCGCGGCCAATCCGGCGGCTGACCGAGGCCGAGGCGCTGGACCTGCTGCGCCCGATCCCTCCGCTGCTGCCGTCTGCCCCGCAGCCCGCGCCCCCGGCGCCTGCCGTGCCGCAACAACCCGTCCCCGCGCCCGGCTGGTGGCAGCGGCTCACCAACATCTTCACCCGAAAGGAAACGACATGAACTGGACCTTCGCCCGCGGCCTCGTCTATCTCGCCTGCCTCGCGGCCTCCGGCCTCGCGATGGCGGGGCTGGCGGATTTCGACCTGGCGACGGGGACCTTCGACCTCAGGCCCTTCAACCTCTACGCCCTGACCGGCGCGGCAGGCGGGCTCGTCTCCTCGGCGCTGGCCTCGATCGCCCTGTGGCGTGGCTGGGGGCGGAAGTGAAGGCGCTCCCACCCGCGCTGCAGGCGCTTCTGGACGAAGGCACCACCACCTTGTCGTGGTGCTGGCGCATCACCCGCGCCGATGGCGTGACCTTCGGTTTCACCGACCACGACCGGACGCTGTCGTTCGACGGCACCGAGTTCGAACCGGAGAGCGGGCTGACAGCCTCCGAGATCCGTTCGGGATCCGACCTGTCCGTGGACGCGCAGGATGCCCAAGGGGTGCTGTCGTCTGACCGGATCACCGAGACGGACATCCTCGACGGCCGGTGGGACAATGCGGCGGTCGAGATCTGGCGGGTGAACTGGACCGCGACCTCCCAGCGCGTGCTTCTGCGCCGCGGCGCCATCGGTCAGATCCGGCGGGGGCGGCTGGCCTTCGTCGCCGAGGTGCGCAGCCTCGCCCATGTTCTCGGCCAGACTGTCGGGCGGACATTTCAGGCCACATGCGACGCCGCGCTGGGCGATGCGCGCTGCGGCGTCAACCTCGAGGCCCCGGCCTTCAGGGGCACCGGCGCGGTGATCGACGTGCTGCGCGACCGGGCCTTCACCGCCAGCGGCCTCGGCCCCTTCGCCGCGGGCTGGTTCGCCTTCGGTCTGGTGGAATGGTCGTCCGGCGCGAATGCCGGGCGGCGGGTCGAGGTGCTGTCGCATGACCTCGTCGACGGCGTGGCGATCCTGACCCTGCTGGAAGCGCCGGTGCGCCCGATCACGGCGATGGATGCGTTCATCATCCGAGCGGGCTGCGACAAGCGGATCGAGACCTGCAGCGCGAAGTTCGCCAATGTCGCCAACTTCCGCGGCTTTCCGCATATCCCAGGCCAGGACGCAGTCCTGCGTTACGCGACGAAGGACGGCGGCCATGAGGGAGCGGTGCTTTGAAGACCGCCGATCCCTCTCGCGTCATCGCCGTCGCACGGTCCTGGCTGGGCACGCCTTACCACGACCAGGCCACCCTGCGCGGCGTCGGCTGCGATTGCCTCGGGCTGGCACGGGGCGTCTGGCGCGAGGTGGTGGGACCGGAACCCTTCCCGATCCCGCCATACAGCCGCGACTGGGGCGAGACCGGGCCGCGCGAGGTGCTGGCCGACGGCGCGCGGCGCATGATGCCAGAGATCGCACCCTCAGATGCCCCACCCGGTGCGCTGGTCCTGTTCCGCATGATGCCCCGCGCCATCGCCAAGCATGTGGGCATCCTGACCAGTCCCGACACCTTCCTCCATGCCTATGAACGCCTTGGCGTCATCGAGGAACCGCTGACACCTGCGTGGCGACGCCGCATCGCTTTCGCCTTCCTGTTCCCTGCACGCTGAGATTTTCCCATGGCCACCCTTGTCCTCGGCGCTGTCGGTTCCGCCATCGGCGGGGCCTTTGGCGGTGCGATCCTCGGCTTCTCTGGCGCTGCCATCGGCGGTTTCATCGGCTCGACCATCGGGTCGGTCGTCGACAGCTGGATCGTCTCATCGCTCGCCCCGGCGCAGAAGATCGAGGGCCAGCGGCTGGATTCCCTGCGCATCACCTCCGCGACCGAGGGGGCGGTGATCCCGCGCCTCTACGGCCGCATGCGCATCGGCGGCAACATCATCTGGGCCACGGATTTCCGCGAGGAGACGAAGACCACCACGCAGGGCGGCGGCAAGGGCGGCGGGGGCGGCAAGGTCAAAACGAAGGAATACCTCTATTATGCCTCCTTCGCCGTCGCCTTGTGTGAAGGTCCGATCACCGGCATCGGCCGCATCTGGGCCGATGGCAAGCCGCTCGACATGACGGGCATCACCTGGCGCTGGTATCCGGGGAATGAGGCGCAAGCGGCCGATCCCTTCATCGCCGCGAAGATGGGCGCGGCCAACACTCCGGCCTATCGCGGCACGGCCTATGTGGTCTTCGAGGAACTGGCGCTCTCGACCTACGGCAACCGCCTGCCGCAGCTGTCGTTCGAGGTCTTCCGGCCGCTCGCGGATCCCGACACCGCCGAGGGGCTGGTCAAGGCCGTCACCATGATCCCCGCCTCGGGCGAGTTCACCTATGCCACGGAGACGATCCGCAAGGGCAGCGGCGGGGCAACGGTTGCCGAGAACCTGAACGCGCTGCCGGATGAGGCCGATGTCGTCGTGGCGCTAGACCGGCTTCAGGCCATGGCCCCGGCCGTCGAAAGCGTCAGTCTCGTCGTCGCGTGGTTCGGCAATGACCTGCGCGCGGGATCCTGCAAGGTGCGGCCAGGCGTCGAGGTGTCCGCGAAGTCGACCACCCCCGCCACCTGGTCGGTCAATGGCGTCAGCCGCGCCAGCGCATTCCTCGTCAGCCGCGACGACCAGGATCGCCCCGTCTATGGCGGCACGCCCGCCGACTTCGCTGTGGTTCAGGCGATCCGCGAGATGAAGGCGCGCGGGCTGCGGGTTACGTTCTATCCCTTCCTCCTGATGGACGTCCCGCCCGGCAATACGCTGCCGAACCCCTACAGCGCGAATGCCGCGACGCCGGGCCAGCCGTCCTTTCCCTGGCGCGGGCGGATCACCTGCTCCCCGGCGGCAGGCTACGCCGGGACCGCCGACAAGACCGCGGCCGCCGCGACGCAGGTCTCCAGCTTCTTCGGCGCCGCCACCCCGGCGCAGTTCGCGGTGTCGGGCGACAGCGTCAGTTGGACCGGCCCCGCCAATGATTGGGGCCTGCGGCGGATGATCCTGCACTACGCCCATCTCTGCGCGGTGGCGGGTGGAGTCGACGCCTTCCTGATCGGCACCGAGATGCGCGGGCTGACGACGATCCGCTCCAGCGTCAGTGCCTATCCGGCCGTGACGGCTTTCAAGGCGCTGGCGGCGGACGTGAAGTCGGTCCTCGGGCCGGGCACCAAGGTCGGCTATGCGTCCGACTGGTCCGAGTATTTCGGCCACCAGCCGGGCGACGGCAGCGGGGACGTCTATTTCCACCTCGACCCTCTCTGGTCGGATGCCAACATCGATTTCATCGGCATCGACAACTACATGCCGCTGTCGGACTGGCGCGACGGCTTCGAGCATCTTGACGCTGCCGAGGGCTGGCCCGCGATCTACGACCGAGCCTATCTGCAGGGGAACATCGCGGGTGGCGAGGGTTTCGACTGGTTCTATGCCAGCGCCGCCGACCGGGCGGCGCAACTGCGCACCCCAATCACGGACGGTGCCGCAGGCAAGCCTTGGGTCTTCCGCACCAAGGATCTGCGAGCGTGGTGGTCAAACCAGCATTTCGACCGGCCGGGCGGCGTCGAGAGTGGCACGCCCACGTCGTGGGTGCCGCAGTCGAAGCCCATCTGGTTCACAGAACTGGGGTGCCCCGCCATCGACCGTGGCACGAACCAGCCGAACGTCTTCTTCGACCCGAAGTCGTCCGAGAGCTTCACGCCCTGGTTCTCCCGCGGCTGGCGGGACGACGCGATCCAGCGCGCCTACCTCGAAGCCAGCTACCTTTGGTGGGGAACCCCGGCCAACAACCCGGTGTCCGCGATCTATGGCGGCCCGATGGTTCACGTCCCCGAATGCGCCGCCTGGACCTGGGATGCCCGACCTTATCCGTTCTTTCCGGAACTGACTGGCGTCTGGACGGACGGGCCCAACTGGCGGCTTGGCCACTGGCTGACCGGACGGCTGGGTGCGGTGTCATTGGCCGCGCTCGTGCGGCATCTCTGCCTGCGCGCGGGGCTGGCGGAAAGCCTGATCGACGTCTCCGGCCTCTGGGGTGCTATCGAGGGCTATGTCATCGGAGCGCTGGAAAGTCCGCGTGCGTCGATTTCCACGCTGGCTCGCCACTTCGGCTTCGATGCCATCGAGACCGAAGGCGTGATCCGTTTCGTCATGCGCGGGCGCGCCTCGGTCTCAACGCTGGCCATCGACGATCTGGTGGCCAGCCGCGAGGGCGAGTCTTTCGAGCTAACCCGCGGCCAGGAGACCGAACTGCCGCAAGCCCTGAAGTGGCAGGTCGCACGCGCAGACGAAGATTACGATGCCGCCCTCGTCGAGGCCCGCCGCGTCACGGTCGACACCACCCGCATCGCCTCTGAGAGCTTCCCCATGGCGATCCCGCCCGAGGAAGCCGAACGCCGCTGCCGCCGCGCGCTGATGGAAGCCTGGATCGGCCGGGAAGGCGCCACCTTCCGCCTGCCGCCCTCCTGGTTGGCGCTGGACCCGGCCGACGTGATCCGACTGGCGCATGACGGCCGCGAGATCGAGTTGCGGCTGGTGTCCATCGCCGATGCCGAGGCGCGGGGCGTTGAGGCGGTGCGCCAGGACCGCGCCGCTTATGACCTGCCGCCCGGGGATCCGCGCCCGGCCTTGCTGGCCAGCCCCGTCGTCTTCGGCATTCCCGAGGTGGTGATGCTGGACATTCCGCAGATTTCCGAGGACCAGCCCGCGCATCGCCCCCTGATCGCCGCCCATGCCAGCCCCTGGCCGGGCGAGATCGCGGTCTTCCGCAGCGCCTCGACGGACGGGTTCAACCTCCTGACCACCTTCGGCAGTCGCGCGCGGGTCGGCACGCTGGCCTTCGACCTCTTTCCGGGGCCGACCTCGCGCTTCGATCTCGGCAACCAACTGGTCGTCGATCTCCTGTCCGGAACGCTGGAAAGCGTGACCGACGTGGCGCTGTTCGGTGGCTCGAATGCTTTTGCAGTCGAAGCGGCGGCGGGGGTCTGGGAGATCGTGCAGGCTGGCCAAGCCGAACTGATCGCTCCGGGACGGTATCGCCTGACCCGGCTCCTGCGCGGCCAGCGCGGGACGGAACATGCCATGGGCAACCCGGCACCGGCTGGTGCGCGGGTCGTTGTACTGGATACGGCGCTCGCCCCGCTACCCATCGCCGAGGCGGACCTTGGCCTCCCTTGGAACTGGCGGATCGGCCCGGCCGCACGGTCCGTCAGCGACGCGACATACGCTGCGCTGAGCTTCACCCCCACCGGCCGGGGCCTCGTGCCTTTCTCGCCGGTCCATGTCGAACAGCCGTGGCGGACGGCCCGCAGCCCCGGCGATCTCACCATCCGCTGGACGCGCCGGTCGCGCGCGCTCGTGGCCGATGCCTGGGAGCAGGTCGAGGTGCCGCTCGCCGAGGGTGAGCGGG